GCCGGGCGCCGGCCGGCCCGAGCCGCCCGCCGAGCTTGACGACGACGAACGCGCGGCGTGGCAGGAAATCGTCGGCGCGCTGCCGGCCAATTGGTTCAAGACTGAGGCGCTGTCGTTGCTGCGCAGTTTGGTCGGGCACATCGTCATGTCGCGCGAGTTGGCGCGCCGGTTGCGGCAAGATCGCAAGACGTTGACGCTCGATCAGATCAGGAAGATTAGCGCGCTGCAGGCGCGCGAGACGTCGCAGATCGCCAAGCTGTCGGCGGCGCTGCGGCTGTCACCCAAATCGCAATATGCGCCGCGGACGGCGGCGTCCCGCGGCGTGGCCAAGGCGTTCCGGCCTTGGGAGATTCGTGGTCGTTAGTCGTCGCGTCACCGCCGACGACATCATCGCGTTCATCGAAAACTATTGCTTTGTCCCGGAAGGCCGCTTCGTCGGCGAGCGCATCAAGCTCGGCGATTGGCAAAAGCTGCAGCTTCGCCGCATCTATGACAATCCGCGACGGACCCGGCGCGCGATTTGGAGCATGGGCCGCAAGAACGGCAAGACGTCGCTCGCGGCCTGTTTGTTGCTCGCGCATCTGTGCGGCCCGCCGGCTGCGCTGCGGCCGAACTCGCAACTGTATTCGGCGGCGCAGTCGCGCAATCAAGCGGCGCTGGTGTTCAATCTCGCGGCCAAGATGATCCGCATGTCGCGCGATCTGCACGATGCGATTGTCATCAAGGACACCCACAAGGAATTGATCTGCCCCGAGCTTGGCACCTACTACCGGGCGCTGTCGGCGGAAGCGAAAACCGCGTTCGGCCTGTCGCCGGCTTTCGTGCTGCACGATGAACTCGGCCAAGTGCGCGGCCCGACCTCGGCGCTGTATGAGGCGCTCGAAACCGCGACCGGCGCGCAGCTTGGCCCGCTGTCGGTGATCCTGTCGACGCAGGCCGCGACCGACAATGATCTGCTGTCGATCCTGATCGACGACGCGCTCGCCGCGCACGATCCGCATACCGTGCTGGCGCTCTACACCGCCGCGCGCGACCTCGATCCGTTCGACGAGGAAACCATCAAGCTCGCCAATCCGGCGTTCGGCACGTTCTTGAACGCGACGGAAGTGCTGGCGATGGCGGCCGACGCCAAGCGCATGAAGTCGCGCGAGAACGAATTCCGCAACCTGATTTTGAATCAGCGGGTCGAAGTCCATAACCCTTTTATTCAGCCGAGCAAGTGGAAGGCCTGTGGTGGGGCCGTTGGCGCTATTGACGATGTGCCGATCTATGGCGGCCTCGATCTGTCATCGGTCAACGATCTGACCGCGTTGGTGCTGACCGGCAAGACGCTCGACGGCGTGACGCAAGTGCATCCGACGTTCTGGCTGCCCGAGGACGGGCTGCACGACAAATCGGTCGCCGATCGCACGCCCTACGATGTTTGGGCGCGCGAGGGCTATCTGAAAACCACGCCGGGCTCGACCGTGAGCTATCAGTACGTCGCCGAATATCTGTGGGCGCTGTTTCAACGGCTTAACATTCGCAAGCTCGGTTTTGATCGCTGGAACATGACGCAGCTTAAGCCGTGGCTGATCCAAGCCGGCTTTAGCGAGCAATCGATCAAAGAACATTTCCAGGATTTCGGCCAAGGCATGCAAAGCATGTCGCCGGCTCTGCGCGCGCTAGAGGAGTTGATCCTCAATGAGAAACTCGTGCACGGCGGCCATCCGGTGCTGACGCAATGCGTGATGAACACCGTGGTCGTCAAAGACGACGCCGACAATCGCAAGCCCTCGAAGCGGCGATCGACCGGCCGCATTGACGGCCTCGTGGCGCTGGCGATGGCGATCGGCGTCACGCCGCAGCCGCCGCAAATCGATATCGAGGCGCTGATCGCCTGATCGCAATGGGGAGGAAACCGAACATGACAACGTCGCGCATCATCGCGGCGCTCGCGCTCGCCGCGGCGCTGATCGTGCCGGCTGCGCAAGCGCAAGCATGGTGCCGGCACTGCAGCCCGGCCTACAAGGCGGCGCTCAATCGCGGCATGGGCGGCGATTACTACGGGCCGCGCGACGTCAGCGGCGCGCCGCCGCCGCTGCCGCCGGAACGACCGATCACGCGCGTCTATCTGTTGCGCGGCCTCGGCCATCTGTCGCCGTTCGGCGCGCTGGCATCCGATCTGCGCGCGACCGGCGCCGTGGTGCGCATTTACGGTTGGGCAAGCTGGCGCAATGTGGTGCGCGACGCCTCGCGGCATCCCGGCGATCGGCTGGTCGTCGGCGGTCATTCGCAGGGCGACGATCGCGCCTTTGTCGCGGGCGCCCGGCTGATGGCGCGCGGCGTGCCGGTGCGCGTCATCGGGCTCGATCCGCTGTGCACGTTCCCGCGCGGCACGCCCGGACTGTCCGCGGTGAACATTTGGGGCCACTACTGCGGCAACACGCCCGGCACCGTGGCCTATGCCGAAAACATCTTTGAGGCCGATGGCAGCCACGTGCATTACCCGGCCGATCCGGCGGTGCGCGCGCTGTTCGTGCGCGCGGCCTATTGGAATTGAAATCCCAAACGAAAGGAGTCGCTCATGGCCCTCTCAGTGCTCAACGGTCCGACCATTCAGGCCGGCGAGTCGTTATCGGACGGCTTGGACTGCACGAGTGGTAGCATCGTTCGATTGACAATGCCGCCAGAATGGACACCGGCAAATTTGACCTTACAAATTTCGTCTGACGGCAATTTCTACAACGACCTCGTCGATATGGATGGCAAGCACATCGTGCTCACGGTTGTCCCCGGTTCGGCAGTCGTGGTCGCGCCGCTGTCGGATTATCTGAAAGCGGTCCCGTTTCTCAAGATGCGGTCCGGCACGCCCGCGCATCCGGTCAAACAAGCCGACCGTCGCGATTTTGCGATTGCCGTCGAACTTGCCGAACCGTGATTGAAATTGCGACCAATCGCGAAGTTTGATCCCGATGAGCCGCGCGACGAGCACGGCCAATGGACGGACGGCGGCGATGGCGGCGACGGCGAGGCAAGCCCGCTCGATCGCATCGTCGCCAGCGTGCCGGGCGCCAAGGACGCCATCGCCAAGGCCGAGGCGAAGCTCGCGACCGGCGTGTCGACCAAACCGGCCAGCGGGGTTTACTCGGCGCAACGCCAAGCGGTGCAAAAGCAAATTCTGCACGACATTTTCTCGCCCGAGCGCATCGCCGCGGCGACGCCGGCCAAGGGCGAACAGCCGACCGTGCATCTGCTCGGCGGCGCGGGCGGCTCGGGCAAGGGATGGTTTGTCCGCTCCGGTCGGGTGCCGAGCGAGAAGGCGATTTATTTGAACAGCGACGACGTCAAAGCGGCGCTGCCGGAATATGAGGGCTGGAACGCGGCGCTGTTGCACGCCGAGTCGAGCGATATCGGCCGCACCGCCGAGCACTACGCGCAAGCCCACGGCCTCAATGTGATCCTCGACGGCACGATGGGCGATATGGCCGCGCTCGACAAACGCGTCGCCGACTATAAAAAAGCCGGCTATCGGGTCGAGGGCCATTTCATGCAAGTGAAGCCCGAGACGTCAGCCAAGCGGGCGCTGGAACGCTTTGTGCGCGGCGGCGATACCGGCCGCTTCGTGCCGCCGGCCATGCTGCTCAAGCACAACGCCTCGGCCAATTTCGACAAGGCCAAGGGCGCGATGGACGAATGGGAAATGTTCGACAACGAGGGCAAGGCGCCGACGCTGGTCGCGCACAGTTAGCCTTTCGGTTTGTGCTCTTTGATCCACGCGTCGAGGTCATCGCCGACCGGGTCGTCGCCGTGCTGCGGCGGCTTGTCCATCGGCGGAAAATCGTTGTCGAAATCCGCGTCAGGAATCGGCTTGCCGGTTTTGTCTTTAATCGACTTTTCGGCGCCGGGCGCGGGGCGCTGGTTTGGCGGTTCGTTCATTGACCTTCTCCGGTGTCAGCCCCTCGCGGATCATATAGCGCAGCCACATGGCGATCGGCTGCGGGACGGCCGTGGCGCCTGAGGCCCAACGCCGCGGCGTGCGACCGTCGACGCCGAAAAAATCGCCGGCATGGGTCGGCGTTTCGAAGCCGAGCGCCTCGATCG